AGATATTAGAACAAAGCGCTAGTGGTTATTTAGATTTAAGTCTGGCTAGTGGTAGTGTAACTTTACTCTTATCTGATGGTGCAGCTTCTAATGGTAAAAATTTTTATTTAAAACTATCAGGTAATTTATCTACTAACACAACTTTAACTATGCCTTCTGGCTCTGAAAGAGTTTGGGTAATTAGTGATGAAACTAATAGAACATCAGCTAAATATACTTTAAGTGTAACAACAGCTAGTGGTACAGCAGTGCCAGTTCCAAATGCTGCTACTCTTTTATGTGTATCTGATGGTACAAATACAGTTACAAGAATTATAGAAAAAGGATATTACACAATTGATTCATCATCCGTAACAACATACACAGCTGTAGCAGGTGATCAAATCCTTGCTAACACAACAGCCAACCCAATCACAGTAACACTACCAGCTTCACCAGCCACAGGTGATGAAGTTTCATTTTTAGATGCAAGAGGAACATTTGCTTCTAACAATTTAATCGTTGATAGAAATGGTCAACCAATTAATACAGGAACTTCTAATCTAACTCTAAATACAGCAGGTCAATCTTTTACACTTGTCTACGTAGATTCTACAAGAGGCTGGGCTTATAAAACAAACACAGCATAGGAGCTAACAGATGGCTCTTCAACAAATTAAATTTGCGCCAGGAATAGATCGACAGGATACTTCTGTTGGTGCCGTTGGTCGTTGGACAGATTCTGATTTAACTAGATTTAGATATGGACTTCCAGAAAAAATAGGTGGGTGGCAATCACTTCTTACCGACACTATTGTAGGTGTAGTGAGAAAAGAATTTGCATTTGTAGATTTAGATGGAAATAGATACGTAGCGTTAGGCACAGACAAATTTTTATTAATTTATTTTGAAGGTCAACTTTTTGATATTACACCTTTGAAAGCTGATATTACTGGTGCAACACTTTCAACAAACTCTACAACAACAGTTACAATAACAACTTCAGCAGCACATGGAATGAATGTAGGAGATATAGTTTTATTTGATAGTGTTACTTTACCAGGTGGTACAGGTTTTTCTGCGTCAGACTTTGAAGATAAGAAGTTTCAAATTATTACTGTTCCAACTCCAACTACTTTTACAATTACAATGGGATCAGCTGCAACCGGTACAGTTGCGACAGGTGGTAGTATAACTTTAAAACCTTATGAACCCGTAGGTCCGAGTGCACAATCTTATGGTTATGGTTTTGGTATTGGAAACTATGGTGGTACCATTACAGGTGCTTTACAAAATGATTTAGACGGAGCGTTGAGCGCGGACACAGCTGGTAACAATGGATCAGCAACACAAATTAGATTAACATCAACAACAGGTTTTCCAAGTCCAGCAGGTACAATAGCTGTTGGTGATGAATTAATAACTTATACTGGTGTAGTTGGTAATGAGTTAACAGGTATAACAAGAGGTGCTTTAGGTACAGCAACAGCAGGCACATCAAATGGTCAAGCACATAGTGATGGTGCAACTGTTACAGACGCAACTAACTTTACAGGATATGGTAGTGCAGTTTTAGCATCTACAGTTACACTTGAACCTGGTCTTTGGTCATTAAATTCTTTTGGTGAAGTTTTAATTGCTACAATATTAAATGGTAAAACTTTTACTTGGGATGCAGGTGTTGCAAGTCCTACAAGTAATAGAGCATCAACATCAACAAGTGGATTTGAAACTACGAACGCTCCTACAGCAACACGAACAACTTTGATATCTCCAACAACAAGACACTTAATACATTTCGGAACTGAAATAACTATTGGTTCACCAGCGACTCAAGATGATATGTTTGTCAGATTCTCTGCAGATGAAAGTATTAATGAGTATACTATTCAAGCAACCAATACAGCCGGTTCGCAAAGACTTCAAGACGGAACGCGGATCATGGGTGCGTTAGTTGCAAAAGAAAATATTCTAGTTTGGACTGATAATGCTTTGTATACAATGAAATTTGTAGGTGCACCATTTACATTTGGATTTGAACAAGTTGGTACGAACTGTGGATTGATAGGACAGAATGCAGCTGTAGAAATAGATGGTGTTGCATACTGGATGTCTAACAATGGTTTCTTCGCTTTTGATGGTACCGTTAACTCTCTACCTTGTTCTGTTGAAGATTATGTTTATGATGATATCAACACAACAAAAGGACAACAAATTTGTGCTGGTATTAATAACTTGTTTACAGAAGTTATATGGTGGTACCCGACAACCAACGCTACTTTTAATGATAGGTCAGTTGTTTATAATTATGGAGCTAAAGCACCACCAGGTGAAATGGGTAACTGGTATACAAACACAAATACTAATTTTAACAGAACAACTTGGATTGATTCATTAATATATCCAAAACCTTATGCAACTGCTTATAATAGTTCTAACACAGGAACATTTCCCGCTATTGTAGGTGAGACTGGATTAGGTCAAAGTGTTTTATTTGAACATGAAATTGGTACAGATCAGGTTAACCCTGATGGTACTACAACAGCTTTATTATCTTTTATACAATCATACAATTTTGCTTTACAAACAGATCAAGGTATTGGAGAATACTTTTTAGCTATGCGTAGATTTTTACCAAACTTCAAAGTATTGACTGGTAATAATCAAGTAACCATATCTGTCTCTGATTATCCATCAGAAGATGTAACAGCTACAACATTAAGTCCTTTTACAATTACATCAACAACTACAAAAGTAGATACAAGAGCTAGAGGACGATATGCAAATTTAAAAATAGAAAATACAGGTGTAGGTGAATCTTGGAGATTCGGTACATTTCAAGCTGACCTGCAACCAGACGGAAGAAGATAATGGCAAAAATAGTAGTAAGATTACCAGAACCAAAAAAAGAATACACAGAGGATAACCAAAGACAAATTAACAGAGCTTTGGCTTCTGTAGTAGAACAATTAAACTCTACATTTTTAAGACAACAAAAAGAAGACCAAGAACGATTTACTTGGTTAGGATTAGGTTAATGGCAAATATATATAAGAACGAAAAGACAAGTTTAACATCAACAGCACTTACAACTTTGTACACTGTGCCAACTAATTCTAGAGCTATTGTTAAATCTTTATTAGTATCAGAAGATAATGGTGGTGCAGCAGTTGTTAAAGTTACTTTAGTAAATGCAGCCGCAGCTAGTTTTGTAGTAGATAATGATGTAGATTTATCTGCTAATCAAAAAGAACAAGTATTGAGTGAACCTTTAATTATGGAGGAAAGTGAAATATTAAAGGTACAAGCAAGTAGTGGCCAAGTAGATGTTATTGCATCAATACTAGAAATAAATAGGGAGGATAGATAATGCCATTTATAGAAACAGAAGCTTCTATTAGGTATGAGACAATCAATGGTAAAAAAGTACCAGTGATTACACCTAAATGTGAAGTAACGTTAACAAATACAGTTACAGGCAAAGAATATATGTCAGACGCAGAAGCGTTGGCAGACGTACAAAATCCTGATACTTCTACACAATCTGGACACATCCGAAGAGATGTAAAAGTGACTGTCGAAGAGGTGCCTTTGGGTGCAGCTACTAATATATTCTAGATTGACTGCGAGTAAAAAAACAAGTAAAATGCACGGTACTGCATATATCAAGCGTAGCAGCCTTGCATTTCACTACATTAATTAGAGACACATTATGGGATTTTTTAAAAAAGTATTCAAACCAATTCGTAAAGTAGCAAAGAAAATTATACCTAAAGAGATTAGGCCTTTCTTACCTTATATTGCTGCTGCCTTTGGGCCAGCAGGTTTAGCAGGGACAAAATTTGCAACAATGAATCCAGCTTTTCAAAAAGCATTAATAGCTGGAGTAACTTCAGCAGCCACTGATGAGCAAGGTAATCCATTAAGAACAGCATTATTAGCCGGAGCACCAGATGCATTATCTCAAGGTTTAGGAAATGTAGCAGGAAGAATAGACCCTAATCTTATAGCTGATTCTGATAGTTTTGTTCAAATAAGTGATTCAGCTGCAAAAACAGCAGGTGCATTATCTAGAGCTGGAAAAGCAATTGAAGGTGCTGGCACATTTAAAACAATAGGTGCACAAACAGCAATAGATCAGTCAGCTAAGTTAGCAGAAATTAATCAAGACGAAATAGATAAATATAACGAAAATTTAAGAAAACAAGGTGTGCTAGATAAAACAAAAAGAAGATCAGCAATATTTGGTATTTACCAAAATGCTGGTTATGATGATGACTATATAAATAGTATGTTAGATAGATATGGATATGAAAGTGGTGGTATAACAAATCTTAGAGTTGGTTATAAAAATGGTAAGAGAGTTACGACAATGAAAGATTTAATAGGTGAAGTTAATGACAATGATGACGATGATGATTTTAACGATTTTTTAATGAAAGCAAAAGAAGGAGTTGAAATGGCTTATCAAACTCCTGGACCAAAACCTGTACCAATGTTAAAATTTGCACAAGGTGGTGAAGTAGAAGTAGAAGAGTCTGGTATAATGATGGCATCAGCTCCCGACCCATTTGCTGAATATGATGACATTGCTAGACAACTATTTGGTAAAGGATATAAAGATTTAACACCAGAAGAAATGGAAATGATGCAAGAAGAATTAGAAAGACTAATGAATAAATTTAGAAGTTCCGCAGATGATGAAGGTATTATGCAAATGGCATCAGGATATAAAACTGACATAGAAGAAATGTATGAACAATATGTTTTTGAAATGGAAGAACAAGGATTAGAACCAATGTCTTTTGCACAATTTTTAGCACAAGCTAGAGCAGGTATGGCTGATGGTGGTGATGTCCATGATGATAATGTTGATGATCTTGGACCTGGCAAAAGTATGTTACCAAAAGACCACATAGATAAAATGCCAACACCTCAAAAAATGGATGGTATTATGGAAGCAGCTGATGGTGGTTTAATGGAAAAAGATATGAGAGGTGGTGGATTCATACCTGAAGGTTCTAAAGAGAGAGCTGATGATGTGCCAGCAAGATTAAGTAAAAATGAATTTGTAATGACTGCCGATGCTGTTAGAGCAGCTGGTGGTGGAAGCGTTAACAAAGGTGCAAAAAGAATGTATGATATGATGTAT